GTTCGCGACGGGGTGGCCCGCTGGGGGCAGCCCAATCGCGGCCCGATGACCTTCTTTCCGGGCCATGTGAAGCCGTGGGACTGTCTCGGCGATCCATGGGTTGCCGAGCATTACCGGCAGGACAGCGGGCGCCGCGGCATCATCCTTGGCGCCAAAGGGTCGGTGTGGAACGACGCCGAACAGGCAAAAGGACCGTTCGACAGCGTGATCGCGCTGCCCGCGAGCGCCGCGCGATGGCCGCGCCCGGTCGATGCCGTGGCGCGCGACGTTCCGCACGCAATGGCGCTGGCGCGGATGCTGGGGATCGACGATCCGGTTGTCTGCGGCGCCTGAACCTACAGCCCCGCGACTTCCGCCCGTAAATTGCGGCCATGGCCTATACCGACGCCACCGCATCCGACCTCAAAGCTGCCTTCCCGGCCTTCGCTGCCGTTGCCGACGAAACCGTCGAGTTCTGGCTGGAGCGCGCGCGCAGACAGGTCGATGCGACGTGGACCGAGGGCGACTATGCTTTTGCGCAGATGCTGCTCGCCTGCCACCTGATGACGCTCGCGGGATTGGGCACCGGCGCCGAAAGCGAAGCCGCGGCGAGCGGGACGGGCGATTACAGGACGATTCGCTCCGGCTCGCTCACCCTCGAACGCTTCGATCGCGGCGACAAGGCGGCGCAGGGTGAGATTGGATCGACGAGTTACGGACGCCAGTTCGCGGCGCTCGCCAGGCAGAATGTCCGCGGTCCGCGCGTGATGGACACGGGGGCGGTGCCGTGCCCGCCACCCTATTATTGATATGGGCCTGCTCGACGGCGGCATAGCGGCGCTGTTCTCTTCGGCGCTGGCGGGCCTTTACCTTGACGCCACGCTCCACCGCGCCACGCTTGCCGACGACGGCATGGGCGGCGGGTCGGCATCGTTTGCCGACGAAGCGGTCAAGGCGCAGATCGACCGCACGACCGCCGCGCAACAGGGCGACGACGGCTATTCGGACACCGACCAGCGCATCCTGGTGCTGGCGCATGGGGTTGCCGAGCCGACAACCGACGATGAAATCACGATCGATGGTCTGCGTTGGGGCATCGCCAGCGTCACCAGAGACCCGGCAGGCTCGCATTACGACCTGCGCGGCCGCCTGTCGGGCCGGGAGGATAGTTGATGCCCAAGATCACCGGCACGCGCGCCGCACAGGACCGGCTGCGACGCCTTGCCGGGCGCCAAAAGGTCGAGATTGTCGGGCGCGCGCTGTTCGCGGGCGGCGAAGCGATCAAGGCCGAGGCGTCGCACCTCATCACCCTCAATGCCGTGTCGGGCAAAAACCATGTTCCAAGCCTTCCCGGTCATCCGCCGAACGAGGACAGTGGACAGCTTCGTTCAGGTGTCCGCGTCACCCAACCCGCCCCCCTGCGCGTGCGCGTTGAGGCCACTGCGCCCTATTCGGCGGCGCTGGAGTTCGGGACGTCGAAAATGGCGGCGCGCCCGTTCATGGGTCCGGCGGCGCGGGCGAAGCGTAAAGAGGTCGTTGCATCGGTCACCCGCGCGATCGAGATTGCGACGAAGAAAGGATAGGATATGGCAAAGCGGATCAACATCCTGAAAGCCCCGTATAATTATTACTGGCCAAAGGTGAGCGCGGTCACGTGCATCCGCGAGACCGGCCCCGCGCTGGTCAAGGACGAGGTAGCTGCCGATGCCATCGCGCGCGGCTATGCCGAGCCGTTCGAGCCTGCCGCGCCGGTCAGGAAACCCGCGACACGCCGACGCAAAGCTGTTAGCAAGGCGCCGGATGAGCCCGCCACCGACACGCGACATGCTGATCGAATGGATCGAGCGGATATGGCTGCGGCTGATCGCGCCGGCGGTGTCGCGCCCGATGATGACGCCGGATAACGACAATGAGCGTCGCCCCGATTCTCGCCTTGAGACAGGCGATCGTCACCCACCTCCGGGCTGACGCGGCGGTCACGGCAACCGCGGTCGGAACGCGCATCTATGGCGAGCGTGCGCCCGCGAACCCGCAATCACCCTTCGCGCGCTATGGCGTCTCCGATGCCTTGCCGGGTTTCGACATCAGCGCGCCGATCCACATCTTTTCCAAGGCCGAGTTCACCGACGACGTGAACTCAATTGCCGAAGCGATCGGGCGCAGCCTCGACGGCGCTGTCCTCGACCTTTCGGATGACCGCAAAGCCTATCTGTCGTGGGAAGGGCAGCGCGTCGTCGGCAGCGAAGAGGAATGGCACGCGATCGTCACGATCGGCGCACGCATCCCCCGCAGCTGCTGACGAACCTACAGCGCAGCGCCGCGCGACGCTATTATCGCCCCCACAGACCGCCGTGAGGCCCCCTGTCCCGACGATGGAGATTTTGAATGGCGCAGCCCGACATCATCCGCGGCACCTATTTCGTCCTCGCGATGGGCGATGGTGCGACGCCGACCGAGACGTTCACCGGCCTTTGCGGCATCACGACCCGCACGCTCACCGCGCAGGCCAACACCGCCGACCAGTTCACGCGCGATTGCGCCGACCCCGAAGACACGCCGATCCGCAATCTGATCGTCACGGGGCGGCAATGGTCGCTGTCGGGCGAAGGCTCGCTCAACCGCGCGCAGCTCGAAGACCTCAACGCCGCGTTCGGCATCCCGAAGAATTACCGCTTCTATTACACCGAGCCGAGCGATGACGAGGTGTTTCAGGGCTATTACGAGGGTCGCGCCATCCTCGTGACCAAGACGATCACCGGCGGCGACGACCAGTTCGCGACGCTCTCGCTTCAGTTCGAGAGCGACGGCGAATGGACCTTCACCGAGGTCGTGCCGACCTGATGGCGAACAGCATCGAACTGGCGTTCGCGGACGGCGTTTACAATTTCGCGCTGCCGCTCGAACGCATCGACGAATTGCAGCGCAAGTGCGGCATCGGGATCGGGGGCCTGTTCGCCCGCGTCATCAAGGGCGCAAACCGCATGGGCGACGACATTGTGCTCGCCCCCGCGCAGGCCGAGTTTTACGCGATCGATGTCGTCGAAACCATCCGCCAAGGGCTCATCGGCGGGGGTCGCGGGACGGTTGACGGGGTGGAGGTCAAGGTATCTCCCCCCGTCGCCGCTCGCCTTGTCACCAACTATGTCCTGAACCAGCCATTGAGCGATGCCTGGTCGCTCGCCGTGTCGATCCTGGGAGCGGTCATTGTCGGGTATGATCCGCCAAAAAAAGACGCGCCGGACGACGAGCCGGCGACCGAGACGACGACAGCCTGAATTATGGGCAGGCGCTCGCCAATTGCGCGATGATGAATATCCCGCCCCGCGACGCGAAGGCGCTGACCATGCGCGAATATGAGATGCTGCTGCACCATTGGAACGAGGCGCACGACAGCGGCGATGTCGAGCCGCCCGATCATGAGACGACGCAGAAGCTGATTGACCGGATCAACAGCGACCCGCGGCTGTATCTGGCGACGGCGAAGGTCTGAACCTACAGCCCACTTGATGCGCCGCATAGATTGCGGGCATGGCCAATGAAGCTGACATCGTAGCCGTCGAACTGCTCGCGCGAGTCGAGGGCTTTGACGGCAAGGTGCGGCAGAGCGCGTCATCGTTTGGCGGCGAGATGAAGCGGATCGAGCAGAGCGCCGCCACCGCGGAACGCTCGGTGTCGCGCTCAATGGACATAACGTCACGATCGCTGAGGCAGGCGCAGCAGGCCACACGCAATCTCGGCTTCCAGATCAGCGACATCGGCACGCAGCTATCGGCTGGCGCGTCGCCTTTCCTCGTGCTCGCCCAGCAGGGTCCGCAGGTGGCGAATGCCCTCGACGGCGCGAAGGGGGCTGTTGGGCGCTTTGCTGCTTTTCTTTCGGGGCCGTGGGGCGCAGCGTTGCTGGCGGCGGGGTCTATCCTTGGCGTGCTGATTTCCAAGTCGATCAACTTTGGCGACAAGACGGACGATCTGGTCGAGAAACTAAAGGAACAGGCGCAAAAGGCCCGTGACAGCGAGCAGGCGAACGAATTGTTTGGGAGAACGCTGGAAGGCGTGCGCAAGGCAGCGGACGATGCCGAGAAAGCCATCGCAGCGTTGACACTGGCCAAAAAGGGTGAGGCGGAGCAGACGGTCGAGACGATCCGCCAGAACCTCAAAGATGCCGAGGCGTTGCGAGCAGGGACGCGAGCACGGCTGGCCGACGCCCGCGCCCTCTATGAAATTCAGTTGCTTCGCGCATCCGGCCCTGGTGAAGCCAACGAGCGTGCCGCGCTTGGACTTTCCAATCGCCTTAAAACGATCGAGCGTCTCGAAAAAGAGCTTGGCGACGCCCAAAGGGAAGCCGGAAGGTTGGAGAAAGCTCTCGATAGGGCTATCTCTTTCCGCACCGTCGAACAGGAAAATGCTTCCGCCGCCGAGAAGATCAATCGTAAATATGACGCGATGATCGACAAGGCTGCGCTTGCGGCCGATGCCAGCAAGAAGGCACAAGATGCGCTGGCAAAGGAAATCGGGCGCATCAACGAGGCCCGCGAAGCCGAGATCAAACGACTTCGCGACACCGAGCGCGAGCGCCGAAAAACCCAACAGGATCGTGGCGACGCTACCACCTTCATTTCCCCCGTAAGCGGCGGCACGGTTTCGGGCAGTTTCGGGCAGCGCCGCGGAAATCGAAACCATGCGGGCATCGACATCGCCGTCCCTGTCGGAACGCAGGTAAAAGCACCGGCGGGCGGCGTCATCGTCGAAGCCGGAACGCTGCCCGGTTATGGCAATGTCGTCTATATCGACCATGGTCGCGGCACGATCAGTCGCCTCGCTCATCTCAGCCGGATCGGGGTGAGCAAGGGCGATGTCGTCGGCCAGGGCGATGTCGTCGGGCTTTCCGGTGGCGCGCGCGGGGCGCCGGGATCGGGAAACAGCCGCGGGCCGCATCTCCATCAGGAAGTGCGCGTCGGCGGCCGCGCCGTCGATCCGCGCAAAGGCCCGTTCCCGACCGACCCCGGTTCGCTATATGAGAAAGCCGAACAGGCGGCGGAAGCGGAGGAGCGCCGCCGACAGGCCTTCGAGAATGAACTGGCGTCGCTGTTGTCGAGCGAGATCGACGCAAGGCAGGCCCTCGTCACCGCCGCCGAGGAAATTGCGCGCCTCGAACAGCAGGCGATCGAGGTTTCGCGGGCGAAATACGACGACAACCTCAAAAGCCTCGTCGAACAGGGCAAACTCACCGATGCCGAAGCTGCGGAACTGCGGCTTATCAATAATGAGCGCGCCAAACTGCGCTCGGAACTGGTCAAGCGTCGCGAGGACGAACGCCGGTTTCGCATGGCCGAGGCCGACCGGCAGCGAGAGACCGAATTTGCATCCGAGCTTCGCGGAACCGAGCAGGACTTGCTTCGCGGCCAGCTTGACCTTGCCCGCACGCAAAAGGAGCGCCGCGACCTTGAACGCCGATTGCTTGACCTGCAATATCAGGAAGAGCGCGCTCGCCTCGAATATATCATCGCCTATGCCGAGCGGCTGCGGTTGCAAGCATCAACCACCGAAAGCGAGCAAAAGGAAGCCGACGCGGCAGCGCAGATTGCGGCGCTGCGCCTCGAATCGCTTGGGCAGCGACAATCGCAGGACCAAGCGCGCAGTGACCGTCAGACGCAGGAGCCGCTCGCGGGCTTCTTCGACAGTATCCCGTCCGACATGGACGAGATCAACGAGGCGCTCGAAAATGTCGCGGCGGGCGGCCTCGCCACGTTCACCGATGCGCTCACCGATGCGCTCGTCAACTTCCGTAGCCTGAAGGACGTCGGGCTCGCGACGTTGCAGGCGATCACCGCTGGGCTGGTGCGCATGGCCATTCAGCAAATCGTCCTGCGCACGATCGGGCAGGCCTCTGGGGCGACCATCGCCGCCGCCAGCATTGCTCAGGGCGCTGCAATCGCCGCTGCGATGGCCCCTGCCGCCGCGATGGTGTCGCTCGCATCATATGGCGCCAATGCGGGGCCGGCGATGGCTGGCATCGCGGCAACAACGGCGTTGGCGCGTGGGCTATCGGCAGTCGGGTTCCGCGACGGCGGCGCCGTCTTCGGTCCCGGCACCGCGACCAGCGACAGCATTCCGGCGCGACTGTCGAACGGTGAGTTCGTCATCCGCAAGCGCGCGGTCGATGGACTTGGCTTGCAGGCGCTCGATTTCATGAACCGCACGGGACAGATGCCGACCTTCGCGGAAGGCGGGACAATGCGCGCGATCCGACCGATGAACGCGCCCGCCGCTTCACCGGGCAGCGGAAACTCGTCCCTTTCCCCCGCAGCTGTGCGCGAACTGCGGGGGATTGTCGGCGACGCCGCCGCCGCACAAGCCCCGGTCAACCTCTACCCGACGCTCGATCCCGGCGCCGCGATGCAGGCGATGCTGAGCGATCCCGGTGGCCAGCGCGCCATGTTCGACTTTGTCTCGACAAACAGCGGCAAATTCAAGGCGCAACTCGACCGATGACCTACGACCTCAACACCCCCGCCGTCGCGCGACTTTGGCCCTATCATCCCGATTGGTCGCAGGGTTATGAGCTGACGCGCGCCTTTCTGACCGACATTGCCGTGTCGCGATCGGGCCTAGAACAGCGGCGCGCGCTGCGACAAACGCCGCGCCTCTCCGCGCGCTATTCGACGGTGGTTTCCGAAGGCGACCTCAGGAACGCCCGCCATCACCTGCGCGCCGCGCAAAACGCCCCGGCGGCCGTGCCCGACTATTCACGCTACACGCTGCTCACCGGATCGTCATCGACGGGCGGCACCACGCTCACCGTCGCATCGCCCCCGGCATGGATCGCCGAAGACCGGCTGCTCGTGCTGTGCAGCGCCGCGGCAATCGAGATGGTGCTCGTGGACAGCATCGCCGGATCGACGATCAATCTCGGCGGCGCGCTCGATAACGACTGGCCATCGGGGTCGGTGCTGCGCCCGGCGCTGCACGGCCTGCTCGACGGGCGCACGGCATCGTCGCGCTTCCG